CGGTTTACCTATGGGCTTCATGAGATAATGGCAAAAATAGATATTTACATTCCAGAACCAAAATCTGAATACGATGAATCTAATCAAAGACAAATTCTAGAAGCATTAGATACTTTAAAAAATCAACTTAATTTTTCATTTCAGTTTGATTTGAAAGAGGAGCAAGATGCCTTTAATTACTTTTTATCATGACCATACAATACAAAAATCAAGGATTTAAACAAACAGGTACAAGTAAAACTACAGCGTTGACTTGTCCATCAAATGCAACAATTATTATTAAAAGTATTTATTGTGCCAACAATGATGCTTCCTCTGCTATTTTAGTAAACATGAATTTAGTAGACTCTTCTGATTCAAATACAGAATATGAGTTTTTTAGAGATGACATAGCTGCAAAAACACAGGTTAATGCTACCTCTAATGGTTTAAATTTAGAAGCAGGTGATGCAGTTACAGTTCAAGCAGCCACAGGAAGTAGTAAAATACAAGGTGCAATAAGTTATGCTTTAATAGATAGATCACAAGAAAATGGCTAAACGTAAATTTGTAAATTTTATTCCTAGGCCTAAACCAAAAAAGAGACCAAGAAGACATAAGAAAAGACTTTCAAAAGATGAGAAAAGAGATTATAAGAAATACAATAGACAAGGGAGGTCATAATGGCAATACAAAGAATACCTGCAAAAGCTGTTGAGATTGTTAAAAACAAAAGAACAGGGAAGGTCTATGCAGATAAAGCTGAGTTTGATGCAGATGTTGCTGATCCAAACACAGATACAACCGCAGATGATTTTAGACAGGATTTAGAGATTACAGTTGCTAAACTTACGCTTTTTGGTAAAACCAAAGACGAATGAAACCACGTGGCGGAACAGAACTCCAATTAGAACTGTTGCATAAATACTGTAAAAAAGAACTATTAGATCAAGTAAATATCTGTACGTCAATTCCTGGTAAAGTCCCTTTATCAAAAAATAAATTAAATATTCTTTGGCAGAAAAATTCTTACGATCAACCAAACTTACAAGAATTTTTTGGCGACCAAAGCCGACATGATGAATATGATTGGTATATATTTAATTCTCATTGGAATTACGAAAAATTTAGATATTTTTTTAGAATACCTCAAGATAAATCTAT